ATTTTTGGCTGAATTTATCTATTGTAGTAGTACCCATCGCAGCTATGCAAATAACCATAACGGCATCTACAAGTTTATCCGAAGGGGCAATCTCTTGATGCGTAAAGCTATTAGCTAATAAGGTAACACAAATAAATAAAGCCGATAGTAAAGCAATAACACGCTTTGTAGATACGCTACCTCTCTCGTCTGCTAATAAGTTGGCTAACCATTTCATATTTTTAATTTAAGGTGTGAAGTATAATTTAGTTTCTGCATCTCTACGTCTGGTAAGTCCTGCTAATACTTTGCCCCCAGCCTTGTTCCATTTAGCAAACTCCTGAGCTATTGTAGGGTCGTTAGGGTTAGCGTTTACTTTTCTTAATAAAGTAGAGCTTCTAAGGTTACCGATACCTGCGTTATATGCAAAGCTTGTAAGTGCTGCGAACTGATTAGGTGTAACTGTACTCTTAACTAATGGCTTTACTCTATCAGCAAAGTCCTTAGCTATGATTTCAAATAACTCATTTGCTCTTTGTTGTGTAATCTTATCTCCTGGCTTTACAGGTGTTCCGTCTTCATAAAAGGTATTACCATAGCCGATAGTATCTTTTGCTGCGCTGCACTTGTAAGCTACTAATTTGCAGCCCTCGAATAATTTGATTAGGTCTTTGCCTCTGTCGTTTAATTGCATTTTAATTTATTTGTGAGTATAAAAATAAAGTTAGCATAGCAAACAAAACAGAGTTAAGCCTGTGTAGTTTTATTTCAAACTGCACCGCTTTTTCGTACTGCTCGTAAATTGCTATATTTTTATAGTACCTGTTTCGATAATCGCTTAACGTATCAATCGCAATTTTATTGCGTTGTGTTAAAGTATCTTTTAAGGTAAGTAAATCAATGCGTAGGCTATCCCTTGTCTTGATGTTAGCTCTTAATAAGCTATCTATACGGGTGTTCTGGTAGCTTACTAAATTAGTTAGGCTATCAAAAGAGTTGTTAATCTTCTCGCCTTCTGACCGGCTAATAACAATCTTGTCCTCGCCGCCTATCTTTTTAACGTATTGGGCGGAGCTGAAACTTGGTGCTATTAGTATCGACAGAATTAGCAGAATCCAATTTAGCCTTAACTTCATTTAGTTCTGTTTTTAATTCTTTTACTGTTTCCTTTAAGGTAACTATTGTTTTTACTGTCTTAGTAATTACCTTTTTATTATCCTGAGCTGCCACCCCTTGCACCTCTACACTCTGCATCTGGCTTTGTTGTACTTTATTTTTAAGCGTTTCTAATTGCGTGTCTTGTTTAACTCCGCAACCTATCAATGCTACCAATATCAAATAACGCATTTACTTAAACTTTTTTAAAGCCTTTAAGTCTACTGCCATTTCCAAACGAGCCGTACTTGCTGCGTTGCTGCTATCACTTTTACGCACCATTTCATACAAGCTCCCTATCTTTTCGTCTTGCTTTTCGTTACGCTTTGCGTTGTCTATATACAAATAACTGATGCCGCAGATACATAAAAATAGCATACCAACAACAGGGTTTTTACTAAATTCCTTGAATGTAATAGGTAACGGGTTTGCCGATACGTTTACGCTTTTTGCTGCTTTTGCCATATTATTTACGTCTCCAAAAGAATAAGATTAGCGTTATTATCAATATAAGGGCTATTAGAGCCTTATAGAACTCGCCAAAGGACTTATCCTTATTTTTAGTTATCTTCGAAATTTGGGTTGTTTCTGTGCGATTTAGAGCCATTGAGTCCGTCTTGGTCTGCTTACTATCCGTTTGCTTCTCTTTTGTGCCTCTTGTGTAGGTCTCGGTGTACTTAGGAACTGTTATCATACTATCCTTAGTAACCCACAAAGTATCGTAGTAAGTAATGGTCTTGGTAAAATACTCTTCCTTTTCTACTATTTTAGTAACGCTATCTAAAACGACTACACGCACAGAATCAAATGTTTTGACTACTGTGCTATCTAGACGCTCCGATGCTTTCTTTACAGAAGCGCACGAAGTAAGTAATAAAGCTAAAAGTATTAATCTCATTTTAGTTTCTTAGTCATTTTATAGTAATAGCGTATAGCCATACCGCCAGAAACAATAGCCACCAAACTTGCAATCAATGTGAATAGTGGTTGAATACTTGTAATGCTAATTGTTGCGCTTACTAATGATACCATTGTTGATTGGTCTGCTTGGTGGTTATTTTCCATTTATAGTTCTTCTTCTTCTTGTTTGTTAAATTCTATGCCGGTAGTCCAATCTTCTAAGAAGGTAAAATCTTCCAAGCCTTGTGGATTGACCACGTTAATTATTTGAAAATCAAATTCTTTATCATTTAAGGCTTCAATATCTTTTGTCAGCTTCTTAATGCCTTCCTTTGAAAATTTGTAATTTCCCTTCTCGTCTAATAATAAGCAGTCCTTATCATCGGTCTGAGCATTGTCTAAACGCAAAATCTCAACTTCGGCTTGATAGTCCTCGTGATGTTTCTTAACCTTGTTGTAGATTTGGAATAGCTTTTTTTGTGTTTTGGTTTCCTGACTACCAATAACCGAATTTAGATTATTGACAAGTTGTAATAGTTGCTTGTACTTCATTTTTGTTGTTTTAAGCGTAAATTAATGATGTTTTGTTTGGGTTATTACCTAATAGATATCCGTATAATGTATTTCTATTTAAACCTAATAGCTTTGCAGCCTCTCTTGCAGAACTATAAAAAATGCCTGTTTGTGTATCAATAACAGGTTTAGAATGTTTTTCAATAGTTTTTAATTTATGTCTTTCTGTTGACTTCTTTAAACCATTATCAAATGCGTGTTGTATATTTTGACTTGCAGAACACCATTCTAAATTTTCTAATCTATTATCAGATTTTACCCCATTTTTATGATTAATCATAGGATAGTTGTTAGGGTTTTCTATAAATGCAATTCCAATAAGCCTATGTAAACTAAAATCTTTTGTTGCTCCATTATTACAAAGAGTAACTTTTAGATAGCCTACATTAGATAAAACAGGCTTTAATTGTTTATTCTTTTTGGTGTTATATACTATCCCTTCTTTACTTATGGAATAATTAGGGTAACCTGGAATCGCCTTCATTTTCGTTTGTTTTTGTTTGTAAAGATAATTGTGGATTGCTAAACGGCAAAGGTAATGTTACAATTTTTGGATTGATTTGGTCTGCTATCTGGCTATCTAAGTTCTGCTCTAAGGCTTCTTTGTCAAGTCCTGATTCTAACCAACCGCATACCATTTCATAGGTAACATCTTCATAAGGTACGAAGTTTGCCGGGTCAGGAGCAGCTACGCTTAACGTTCCGTAAACATCAGCATTGTAAGTTTTCTCTCCGTCTACTTGCTCCGCTTGGTATCTCCAATGTACTACGCATATTACGTCTGTTAAACCTTCTGCATCTTTTGGGTAAGATTCAAGTGCGCTTATTACCCATTTGTAAGTTGTTGCCATTATTTATTTTTTAAAGTGTCTAATTCTTGTTTAAGTTCTTGGATAGCTTTAACCATTGATGGAATTAAATCTCCCATTTTAAGTGATTTCTTTGTTTCCTTGCCGTTATATCTATATTCGGTAACTAATTCAGGAAATATTTTTTCAATTTCTTGTGCAATAAAACCCATATTATTAATGCTATCCCCATTAATCCAATCAAATTTTATTGGTTGTAATTGCATTATTGAGTTTAAGCCCTTATCTAAATTCCTAATATTTTTCTTTAATGATATATCGGATATACCGCTTATGCTTGTACTTGTTGCATAAATTGTTCCACCCCACCCTACATAAAATCGGAACGCAGCAGCAGTAGTTGAATACATTGATAAACTTTCTTGCGTATTATCACTAAGAGAAGAAACTTTATATAATCTTCCGTTAGATACAAATTTTGAACCTACTCCAGTTGTTTGTGAGTCAGTCGTTGTATTTATTAATACATACCCCCCACTTGTTATGCGCATACGTTCGCTGCCACCACTTGTATAAAATGCAAGTGCATTAGCTGACCTTATACCAAAATCAGTTGAAGTTCCACCACTATTTGCAAATTGAGCAGTAGCACCCATATATGCAAAGTTTGTAAAAGAATTTGAAAACCCAGCATACCAACCGTTTGCTTCTCCTCCATTGAATAATACGTTACCCCCACTTGTTATGCGCATACGTTCGGTAACAGTTGTTCCACTATTACTACCATTGGTAGCAAAAGCTAAATCAGAACCATTAAGACCATCTATTGATGCCCTTCTTATGCTTTCATTACCAAAAGATAAACCACTACTATTAGTTGAACTTGAAGCAACAGTTAATAAAGAATAACCTGAAGAATTATATAATGTCATAAATCTTCCACCGCCACCAAAAGAATATAAATCAGGAGTAGTACTACCTATACCTACGTTACCATTTGTAGCTAAAAATAATTGTCCATCTACTCCACTTGCTCTTAACTCTATTGCATTGTAACTTGAAACGGCTTGGTTAACACCAACAACTGATGTATATGAAGCACCATCAGCAAAGTATAAACCTCTACCTGCATTTTGTCCTATCCAAGCTCCACCTGCAACTTGTAATCTACTGAATGTGTTGTCTGTTGTGTTGCCTAAAATTAATCTACCTGAAGCGTTTAACGTCATAGCTTGGGTAAAGGTTATAGCGTTACCTGCCGTTCCTGAAGGAGCGTTAAACCAACGATGTTCTCCATTTGCTTGACGATATTGTGATGCAGTATCGGATGTTATATATTTAAAACCAGTCCCGTCATTATACGCATTTTGTAAATAAATTATGTTTTGTGTAGAAGTTGAAAATATAGAACCGCCAAGAATCTCAAATGCTCTAAAAGAACTACCCCACGCACTCGGTGTAACTCCTAATCCTAAATTGCCGGAAGCGTCAAGAGTCATTCTTGTAGCGTAAGTACTTACACCTGTTCTTTGTCCAAAAACTATATTTGGTGTATAAGCACCTGCACCTGAAACTGATTGTACTCCTATAAAACCATTTTGGTCATTACCTACTGCATTTTGAACTTGCCAAGAAGATAAAGAGTATCTACCATTTCCATCATTAGCATTTCTAAAATTAGTTACAAATGAATTAGCTAATGTAGTTGTTCCATCTACTATTTGTAAATGTGCAGCAGTTGTTGTATCACTAACATTAATTTGTAATCTACCTGCGGTTGGGTTAGCAACACCTAAACCAATATTTGTTCCATTGTCAGTTAATAAGCTATTCCCTATTGTACTTCCTGTTGTAGTAAATTTAGGAATATAGTTATTAGTACCTGTACCCGTTACTGGATTGGTTAAAGCGTTCTGCTTATTGTTAAAAGTAGTCCAATCAGTAGAACTTAAAGCACCTCTATTCGTTGCACTCGCAGTAGGTACGTTTAAAGTAATTACAGGTGTTGTTGTTCCGTTTGCAACAGTTGAGCTTAAATCAGTTCCCGTAGTTCCTATTGTTAAAGCACCAACACTCGTTACTGTTCCTACCCCCGAACCGCCAACTAAAGCTAAAGTTCCACTTGCATCAGGGAAGGTATAGTTTCTTGAATTACTAGGGAAAATTAAAGTAGAATCATACGTAGTTGAAGAAGGGGTAACCCTTACTACAAGTTGATTAGTATTATATGTTTCTAAAAGTACACCGTTTGCTGCTCCTGACTTTATTCTTAAAGCTGAATTAATTGAAAGTACACCTGTTAAGGTTCCGCCCGTTAAAGGAAGATAAGTTGAACTTGCAGCACTTGTAGTTAAGTAAGTTGAGTTATCTACACTACCATCGGCTTTTAAAAATTGTGCAGATGTGCCGCCCGACTTTACTAAAGTAGTTGCGTTTAACGTACCTATAATTGTCGCAGCGTTACCCGAACCGCTTGTTTTGTTTATGTATAAACCTTCGCCATTACCACCCTTTGTAATATTTAAAGCAATACCACTACCGCTTGAATGTGTTATGCCAACTGTATCGCCACTACCAGAACTTGAAAAAGTACCTTTAGCAGCAATTAAAGTATGCGTTCCTAAATCTACGTTAGCAGTTGCACCCGTATAAGGAACAAAGCCTGTTAAAGAAGGGAAGGTTTCTAAAGTACCATTACCACGAATATACTGAGCCGTTGTGCCATTAAAAGCAAAA